TGGTAGCGGTAAGTCTACTGCTATTAGAACATTAGATCCAACAGAAACATTTGTATACAATGTTGCAAATAAGCCCTTACCTTTTAGAGGCTGGAAAAAGAAATACCAGTATGAAGGTGAGAGTATGAATATGAGTAAACAAAATACTCCTCTTGGTCTAGCTAAAAGTATTACACAATTACTTGAAGCTAAGCCCCAGATTAAAAACATTGTTATTGATGACTTTCAATATCTAATGGCATTTGAGTACATGAATCAAGCTGATGTAAAAGGTTATGATAAGTTTGTTAAACTTGCTAAACAGATTTATGACATCATCAAGTTTACTGTAACTGAATTACCAGATGATATCTTTGTAGTCTTCTTATCTCATGCTGAAGAGTCTGTAGATATGGATGGCCGCAGAAAGATTAAAGCAAAAACAATTGGTAAAATGATTGATAATGCTTTAACGTTAGAAGGTTTGTTTTCTATGGTATTATTCTCTAAAGTTAAGCGTACTAAAGAAGGTGTAGAACATATATTTGAAACTCGTAACAACGGTGAAAATACATGTAAATCACCAGAAGGTATGTTTGAACCAGAGATTCCTAACGACCTTAACTATGTTAAAGAGTGTATCATTAGATACGAAAATGAAGAAGAATAATTAAAATCAAAAAGAAGATGTTAAGTACAAAAGACATTACAGTAGGTGGTGGTGGTAAAACTAGTCCACTAATTAAACCAGGAACTCATAAAGTAAAGATCTATGATCTATATTCTGAAGTACCTCCTTATACAGATCAGAATGCTCCTGATAAAATTAATGTGAATATTCGTGTAGAAACAGAACCTATTGAAGGACTACAAGGTTGGGAAAGATTTAAAGATAATCCTGCAGGTGGTACAGCAGAAGGTCAAATTGGTATTGTTTCTTTGAACCCTTATGGTTTCTCTACTCGTAAACTACCAGACGGTACTGTTATTAATAGAGATGTATCTATCTTAAGAATGCTAAAAGCTTTTGCTAAAGCAAAAGGTGTTGAAGATGAGATTGATGCTATTGAAGCTAATACAATTGAAGAATTTGTGGCTATGGCTAAGCATATCATTTGTGATAATGAATACATTCATATTGTTGTAGGTGCTAAAAAGTCTGCAGCTAATGGATACTACAAGTATTATCTAGATCTTGCTCAACCTAAAGGTAGAAACGGTAAAGCATTTAGTGTTAATGCTGATGAACTGTTCCAATACTCAGAGGATAAAGACATCTATGTTACACAGAAAGCTAAAGATCTTGCTGCTGAAAAAGCTCAAGGTGAAGAATCTGTAGAAGATTTTTCTGCTAATAATTCTAAAAGTAGCAGTGGATTTAATCTGTAAAAAATAGATTTAGTTTAATTAAGAAGAGAGGGTTACGACCCTCTCTTTTTTTATCTAATAATTTTTTATATGTTTATACATCCACAATGCTTTCTACTAAAAACATAATAGATGATATACGTCAAGTACCCAGTCGTTGGGTATTTGAGTATTACTTTAACCTCCCTGAACCTCTTAATGGTCAGAGAGTTCAAGTCACTTCTATGTTTAATCCTTCAGAAAGAACTCCTTCAATGTACTTTTATTATGTAGAGAATTATAATGACTATCGTTATAAATGTTTCTCTACAAATCATCAAGGTGATGGTGTTAATTTGCTCATGCATATGAAAGAATTAACTATAAAAGAAGCTATCCAGATGGTAATAAATGATTACAATGCTTATGTAACTAAACATGGTGGCAGTGTAATTAAAAGAGAGTATAATGATCAAACAAAGTTTGGTGTAGGTAACATAGAAACAAGAAGATGGAATAAGCTAGATAAAGAATATTGGACCTTTTATGGTATCAGTAGTAAAACTCTAAATCAGTTCAACGTTAAACCGTTAGACTCTATAGAACTAATTACTGAAACTAATCAAGGAACTAAACATTCTGTAATAAGTCATTCACATATGTATGGATACTTTACTGCAGACGATGAACTATATAAAGTTTATCAGCCTCAGAATAAAAAGTATAAGTTTATGAAACTACAGGATTATCTGCAGGGACTTAATCAACTTACATACGAGAAACCTTATCTAGTAATATGCTCTTCTCTTAAAGACTGTATGTGTTTAACAGAACTTGATTACAAAAATATAGAAACTGTCGCACCAGATAGTGAAAATACTATGATCAAACCCATGTACATAGAAACATTCTTAAAGAGATATAAAGGAGTAGTCACACTATTTGATACAGATAGTGCGGGTAAAGCTTCTGCTAAAAAATACCTAGATGAATATGGTATACCAGGAGCTATCTTACCGATGATGAAAGACTTATCTGATAGTGTTGCTGTACATGGCGTTGAATCTGTTCGTCAAACGTTAACACCTATATTAAGAAAAGCTCTATCTTTGACTAAATGAAAGAGTGGTTTATCCCATATAATGTACCTTCTAGTAAGAACTCTAGAGTGTGGACAGGCAAGTACTTTGTTGCAAGCAAGTCTACACAAAAATGGAAAGCTCTTACTAAACCTATATGGAAAAAATACAAAGATGACTTTGTAGAATACATTAAGGATAAGCCATTACCTCTAAAGATTGAAATGGAATTTATACGTGGAACTAAACATAAGTTTGACTATATAAATCCGGCTCAAACTATTCAAGATGAAATGGTACATGCAGGTTGGTTAGAAGATGACAACTGCAGTATTATGATTCCGTACTTTAAAGAACACAGTTACAGCAAGGATAATCCTGGCGTAATTATTCGCGTTCTAGACTAATTTTAATTTACATACTATGGCAGACATGAAAATGCTGTCACGCGTAAGTAAGGATTTGTTATTTGATGAGCCCTACTATGGGCATTTTATGTCAAGTCTTAACAGATCCTTCAGCAGTGACGTACCTACAGCTGGTGTTGGTAAAGATGGTATTGGAGTAAAGCTTGTAGTCAATCCTGACTTCTTTGATAGTTTAAATGAACTACATAGAAAAGGTTTGATTAAACATGAGCTACTTCATATTGCTTTTGGACACCTTACAATGCGTGATTCTTACGCAGACAAAGAACTATTTAACATAGCTGCAGATCTAGAGATCAATCAGTACATACTTCCTTCATGGTTACCAGAAGGTGGTATTACTATGGATTCTTTTCCTAATCTAAATCTTCCTTTTAAAGCAGGTACTAAAGAGTACTATAAACTTTTACAAGAAGAAAGAGATAAAGGAGAAAATGGCGATCAAGATCTACAGAATATGTTATCTGAAGGCGGTCCAAACAACCATTCTTGGGGTGAGTTTGAAAATCTTAGTGAAGCTGAAAAGAAACTTATTGAAAAGCAAGTAGAACATCAGCTTACAACTATTGCAGATGAAATAGAAAAGTCACAGGGTAATATACCTGGTGAGCTTTCTGGTCTTATTGAAAGATTAAGACATGTTGAACCTCCAAAATTTGATTGGAAAGGTTATCTCAGAAGATTTGTTGGGTCATCTATTAAGTCTTATACAAGAATTCTTAGACGCAAGCCTAACAAAAGATATCCTGATAACCCAGGTCTTAAAATTAAATATAGAAACAGTGTATTAGTAGCTATTGATACATCTGGATCTGTAAGTGATAATGAAGTTAAGGAGTTCCTTAATGAAATACATCACATTAATAAGACAGGTAGTTATGTAGATATCATCCAGTGTGATACTAAAATCCAAAGCGTTGAACCCTTTAATCCTAAAAAGGATTTTAAAGTACATGGTAGGGGAGGCACATCCTTTCAGCCCGTGATTGATTATTATAATGAAAATCGTAGAAAATATACTACACTCATTTATTTAACAGATGGTGAAGCACCACCACCAAAGGACTGTCCTAAAAGAACTTTATGGTGTCACTCATCTAGATCTAGAATAAATGAAGAATTACCCGGTTACAAAATTAAATTAAACTAAAAAGAAAATGGCACAAGTAACTCTAAACACAAATGAACTAAAATCCTTTATGGATCATGTTATCACCACTAATAGACAACTACAAAGTGAGGGCAAGAACCCTGTAGCTGTTGAAGTTATTGGTGAATCAGGTATTGGTAAAACTACTAGTATTTATCAAATTGCAGAACAACATAATCTAGATCTAGTTAAACTTAATCTTGCACAGATTGAAGAGCTAGGTGATCTTGTAGGCTTCTC